CCTGTTGCGCCTTTGAATCGCTGGTTCCTTGCCGGGCGATTTTCTTCAGCTCGCGTTTCATTGCGGCGATCTGCCGGCGCATCTCGTCCGGTGTTCCGATCGGTTCCATTTACGCCTTCTTCGGCTTGGGCATCGGGGCCTGCGCGGTCTTGATCCGGCGCGCGTCGCCGACCTGCGGCGCCTGCATTGGCACTTGGCGTGCCGCCACCATCAGCCCGCGCCCGGCCGCTTTGAACGACTCGATCCCGCGCTGGCTGCCCACCTTGTTGAACGCTCGGCCCAGCGCCATCAGTGCCGGCGCGCTCGGTGTCTGCGGTTTCGGCAAAGAGGTTTCCGCTGGCTGGTTCTCGGTTTCGTTCATTGCGTTTCTCCACCGCGCCCTTGACCATTTCGACGGGGGCTGGCGGCGCGCCAAACAGTCCCTGCGTATCCTGGCTGCGCGCCATCTCGACATACGATCGCAACACTTCGTTGATCGCATCCCGGCCAACGGCGCGGTTCAGTCCTTCATTGTAGAACGCTGTCACGAACGCATCGACGACAGGATTGCGCTCGCCAGTCAGATCCGACTGCGCAAGCCACTCCTGCACCTTGCCCTTGTTCTGGCGAAGCTGCTGCACAACGCGGGCCGCATAGACCAGATCTGGCGTGACGTCATAGCCTTTGTCTATCAATCCCTCGTTGGCCATACGGCGCATCTGAATCCACTGGCCGGCCACGTCAAACATGGCGCCGCCAATCGACTTGATGTTGTCGTCAGCCGACTCGATCAGATTGGCCAGCAGATCGCGGTCCTCGTAGGCCGCCGCCAGGAGCGCCCTGCGGATACGCTGCGCGCCGTCTGGCGACAGGCCGCCGTTCTCGTCCAGCATGCCATTGCGCTGTGTCTGCGGCAGCTGGCCGATGAAACCGCGCACGAAGTCACGGTTGGCTGCATCAGTGACATCGCCGCCGCGCCATTCGCCCATCACGCCATCGGAGAGTGACGTCACATCAATTTTGGCGCGCTCGACTGGCGTCAGATCCATCGTCGCGGCCTGATTGGATTCCTGCACAAAGGCAATGCGATCCTGCGGCGAGAGCTCGGTGACGCGCTCACGCACCAGCACCGGCTCGTTCATGCCGGTGGTGTCGTAGCCAAGGCTTTGCAGGTAGTCCCGATATGCCTGTGCACGTTCCGGGTAGAGCTGGAATGCACGACGAATACCTTGCACGCGGCCGTTGCCTGACTCGACGATCATGTCCGGGCCGATGATCGGCGCGCCACGGTCGGCCTCCGCAGACTGCCCGAGGCGCTGCGGATCGAGGTTGGCCGCGATGTTGTTGATCTGCTCGTCGCTGGATGCGCGCGAGCGGTCGCGAGGTTGCAGCTCGCCGCTGGCGGGTTGCAGCTGGCTGGCGTCCACCACGCGCAGGCGGGTGTCAATCTGCCGGCCGGTCACAGTCGATACGCGCTGCGTGTCACTGGCCGGCGGTGTTGCGCCAAGACGAGCCCGAATCTCCGCAGCATCAGCAGCTTTTTGCGCTCTGCGAGACTCAAGATTTGCTTTGATGCTTTGATATTTTGGAGAGTCTTGCGGCACGCTAGGGAGTGCCGCATCGGCCTTGACTTCGCGCTCAAGCTTTTCGGCGAGCTTAATCAGGTTTGCCCTCGCCTCTTCAGCAACGTCCGCCCGATCGTTTTGTTCGCCGAAGTTAAGCGCGTAAAGCTGCGCCTCCTTGTCATTGAGATAGAGCGGGTTGTAAGTCGCCGCCAAAGCTTTTGAAAGCGGATCATCCCCGGTGCTTTTCCCTTGAGCTTCGATTTCCTTTGCTCGCGCATTGGCCTCATCCCTCAAAGACATAACGCGGCTTGGGATGTTGCTTGCCGACGTTGCCGCCGGCTCTGGCGTTACCGCTTGGGCGGGCGCTTGCCCTTCTTGCCGTAGCTCATCGCTGGCTCCTTGTGGTTGGTCAACAGGTTGATCGGCCGGCGCTGCCTGCTGAGGCACCAGGTCGTCAAAGGTGACTGGCGCCTGCTGCTGCGGTGGCACCAGATCGTCGAAACTGACAGTGGTCTGCTGACGCGCCTGCGGCTGCGAGAATTGGCGGGCCGCGTCCTGCTGGGGATTGGTGACGGCTGATTGCAGATCGGCTTCAATGGCGCGGGCAAGCGCTGATCCTGGCGCAACCTTCGGCTCGACGACGTTGCGATAGAAGTCGTTAGCCGCCTGCACGCTCTTGGTGGCGCCCGCCATGCCGCCCGAGACGGCCAGCGTTTGGAGGAACTGCTGACGGAACGCGCTGACCAGATCCAGCTCCTGCCGCGTCAGACCGGCTTCGAGCTCGGCCTTGTTCTGGCCCAACGCGGTGATCGTCTCGGTGGCTTGCTCTGACGCGAGCGCACCGGCCTTTTGCGTCAGATCGTTCAATCGTGCGCCCTTGGCAGCGCGCGCAGGTCCCGAGAACGCCTTCAGGAAGATTGCGTTCGACAGCGCTTCTGGGATCGCTTCCCATGCGCCGTACTTGGTGGCCGCCGCGTCGAAGTCGGTCTTCGCCTGCTGCCATTCCTGTTCGTTCAGTGGCGCGCCGTACAGGCGCTCGGCCTGCTTGTTCAGGGTCTCGCGCAGGCGCGACAGGAACTCGTCCTTGCTGGCGCGATACGACACAGCGCCAGACGTGCCCATACCGGCAGCCGCGCCAAGCACAGGGTTGCCGGTTGCGGCCGTCGTGGCAGCGGTTGCGGTGGCCGATGACACCAGCGTGGTCAGGCTGAAACCCAGCGATTCGCCAAGGCCGGTAATGCCGGCGTAGTTCGGGTCCTGCCATTGCTTCGGCGCTTCGGTGGCCGTGATTGCGCGATCGATCAGCGATTGATCCTGCAACGGCACGTCGCCACCGCGAACGGCGCGCAAGGCTGTATTGGCCGCTGCTGCCGGGATTCGCGGCAGGCTCTTCACGGCCGCCTGCCCGAACTCGGGGACGGCTTGCGACAGTGCCCGGCCTTCAGGATTGAAGAGCGGGCGATTGCCGCCGACTGAACGATAGATGCTCTCTGGCGGCAGACCGGTTTGCCAGGAAATGTTTCTGATTGCGAGCTCGTTGGATGCGCGGGCTCGATCGGCCTCCGATGGTGTGTTCAGACCAAAGACGTCAGCAATGCGCTGAATCAGCGTCGGTTCAGGTGCTGCCCTGAACTCCGGGCCAGCCGGCTGCGAATCCAGAACAGTCCCGGCTGCCGCCCCACCAACCGGCACCGGGCTCACAGTGGCCGCAGGAGAAGCCGACAGGCTTTGGGGCGGGGCCGCTGGGATCAAATCATCAAAGCTGACGCCCTGCTGCGCCGGCCGCTTCTGCGGGATCAGGTCGTCAAAATTGACCGCCATGTCTACAGACCTTTCGGGTCGATGCCGTTGTCCTTCAGGCGCTTGATGACGGCGTCACGCGGCGCACCACGCGCGATGGCGTCGCGTGCGCGAGCGATCGGGTCGTCGGCCGCCGCTGGTGCCGAGCGGGAAATGCTCTTGCGCTCGGTGTTCGGGATCTCGACGCCGGCGATGGTGCGCCGGCCGGTTTTGCTGGTCACGCCGTTGACAGTCTCGCCGGCGCGAAGGCGCTGGATGATGTCGTCGGCCGCCGCGTCGGGATTCTTGCTGACCTTCCACGATTCGCCGGCAGCAGACATCAGACCGGTAATCACGTTCTCGTCGGCAGTCACGCCGTCAGCCTGCAACGCTGCCTTGATCTTCTTCTCCATGCGATCGGTGGCTGCCTTCGGCACGGCCGGATCTTTGCCGCTGCCGCCGCTTTTGGTTTGGCGTTCACGGCCGGCAACCGCGTCGCCGCCAAGGCTGCCCGGCTGCTGATCCTGGCCGGTGCCGACAGTGGCGCGACCGCGCACGATGTACCGGCCCTGCTCATCAGGCTCGATGCCAAGCAGCCTGCCCTGTGCCGGCGGCACGATCGTGTCGGTGTTGTTGCCTGCGGATACAGAACGATTGTCCACGCTGTATTTGTTGCGGCGATCGGCGCCCGACTGCTGCATGCCTTCGCGGGTCAGGTTTGTCCTGTTGGTCGCGTCGTTTCGCTGGTTCGATCCCGTCTGTTGCATCTCTTCGCGAGACAGGTTTGTTTTGTTGACCGTCTCCTGCTTGGCGATGTCTTCAGCGGAATTGCGCGCGCTGATCTGATCCTGGCGGGTTGTGGTCAATGCGGTGTCTGCGTTCGGTGAACGCACGCCGGCAAACGGCGCTGCGGCCAATGCGCTGTCCGGATTCGGGCCGCCGATGCGACGCAGGTACTCGGCCACGCCGGCCGCTTCCATCAGCTTGTCGAGCGGAATCTTGCGGATTGCCGCCTCCTGGATCATCGACGCGAACTTGTCTGCCGCCGTGTTCTGCGGCATGAAAGGCGATGCCGATGGCTGGGCGATGGCCGGCTCTGTGGTCAGGATGCTGGCAAAGTCAGTCGGCGCGATCTGCGGGTTGTAACTGCGATTGCGCATCAGCGGATCGTCCTGGAACGTGCCGCCGTTGGCGATGAACTGGCCGATGATGCGCGGGTCGGCAACCATCGCGTCGTTCTCGTTTCGCTGGCCTCGTGCGCGCTCGTTGTTGAACCCGGCCATCGCATCGGCCTGCCGCGCCTGCGCCATGTTCTCTACCGCAGCAGCTTGCCGCACGGCGTCCATGCTCTGGTCTGGAAACATGGCCGCCGCCAGGCCGTTGAACCCCATGCCAAGCGCGGGGTTCGTGTAGCGGTAGAAAGGGTTTGGTCTGTTCGGCACGATTAACCTCCAACAATGCGCATGCCGGTCGGCCCGGTAATGCCAAGGCCAGCCGGCTTGTCAACCGACAGGCCAACGCCGGACCCGGCACGCAGGCCACCCGGATTCATTCCGGTGTACGGGATCAGGGGGTCAAAGCTGTAGTTGATTCCGGACTGCTGCTTGGGCTGGGCTGCTTTGATACCCAAGCCGGACAGTCCGACAAACAGATCGCCCAGCATGCTCGGCATCGGACGCACAATCTCCGGCTGGAACAATCGGCCAGTGCGGGCCTCGATCTCTGCCTGCGATGCGCCGGCCGAGCCGCCCGCAAAGTTGCGCAGCATGGCTGCGAGCTGGTTGTTGCGGCCGGTCGAGATATTGGCGTTGTCGAACGCACGCGCCAGTCCCTGCACGTTAGCCAGGTTGCCGGCGTCCTGCGAAGCAATGTCGTTGGCGCGCTGCACGGCCGCCGCCTCGCGGTCAGCGACTGCGCCAGTGGCCGCCGGTGCAATGGCCGAAGGGCCGCCGCGCGTCAGCACCTGGCGGAAGGCGTCAGCGATCTGACCGCTGGCAGCGCCTGCCTTGCCTTCGAAGCCGCTGAACTGGCCAAGCGAATTGGCAAACGCATCGCCCGCTGCCTGCGCCATCATCTGCTGCCGGATTCGCTCCTGCGCACGAAGAGCGATCTGCTCTTCCATGATCTTGCGCTGGTACGCGATCTGCTCCTTCAGCTGTGACGTCTGCTGATCCAGCATGCTGCTGTAAGCATTGCTGTTCTGGATCGCGTTGATTGCATTGCCGATGCTGCCGATGGCTGCATAGCCGCCCGGCGTGTTCATCGTCTCGTAGAAACCGGCCATCGCTGTCTCCTTAACTTACCAGACGGCCGGAGCCGGTTTTGGTCGGGTCGTACAGTTGTACGCCGCCGCCAGACTGCGCGCCCTGAGCACCGCCGCCGGCAGCCGGGATCGAGTTCGACAGGCTGGCGATCATGTCGCCCAGCGTCTGGTACTGAGGCGCCACGTTCACGCCCTGTGCCTGTGCCTGCGCCATCGTCCTGATCAAGCCGGGATCGGCGAGCTCGGAATTGCTCTTCAGAAGCGATGCGCGCGCCTGTTCGACCTGCGAACGCGCGTCGGCCGCGTACTTGTTGGCCGTGTCTTGCAGGTTGATCTTGTTGGTGTTGTATTGCTGCTGGATCTTGCCCATCAGGTCGCCGCGCAAAGACGAGTTCAGGTTGCCGCTGCGGGCGAGTTGCGCGATCAGCGAGCGCTGTTCGTCCTGGAATTCGCGGTCAAGCGATGGCATCGAGTAGTTCAGATAATCCTGCGCCCGCTTGTTGTAGAAGTTGTCATCAAACTGGCCAAAGATCGATGCAATCTCATTCGATCCCTGTGTGATGTTGTTCTGCCGGCGGATCTCGGCCTGACGCTGGCGCTCGGCTTCGGCCTCCGCTTCGCGCTGCCGTTGTGCCTCGGCTTCACGCGCAATGCGCGCCTGCTCTTCGGCTGCTTTCTTTGCGTTTTTTGCGTTTCTGTTGCCTACGTATGCGGTCGTTGCCGTCGAGGCGACAATTGCTGTGACTACCCAAGACATGATCAGTCCTCCCTTGCATTGAGCATGAGGCGATCGATGTCCGCGTCGTCGAACGTGCGCGTGACCAGCATGGCCTCAAGTTTTTTCAAATCGGTTTCCGTGGTGGCGTGGATCGTCGTCCAGACCATTTCTTCGTGAACGTATCCAATGCGCTTGGTGCCTGGCTTGGATACGAATGTGCATGGCGCCTTGAACCGCTTCATGCCGTCTTCCGTCATCACGCTGACTTCGCCCTTGGACATGATGTTCAAATGCTCGGTCCTGTGAACCATGCCGGTCATGATTACGCCGGCCGGCGCAGTGATCTCGCGGGCATAAATGCCATTGCAGAAGTGGTGACGAACGGGGATCTCGACCTGCTCCTGTTCCAGCATGAACTCTTCCATCGCAAGAATCTTGCGACGAAGATCAGGATCGTCGAAGTGATTGGCAAGCTGCTGGAAAGCGACCGGATCGTCGCGGTCGACGTTGGCGGGAAGGTGGGTTTGCGCGGCACCAACCTCGATATTCAGCTGTTCCTGTAGCTCGACCATGTCCATCCCCCAAACGTGTCTTGGCGATGGACACAGATTTCGCCGCGCTGCCTGAATTGTATGAAAAACGTCGGCCGGTGTCAGGCCTTATCCGGCATCGCCGCCCTCGAAGTGAATCAGCAGGGAACCGATGCGGGCATAGCCGTTGTTCTGGCTGGTCAGCTTGACGCCCAGATGAGTTGCCTGCGCCGAGAACGAGGCATTGCCTTTGCCAAACGTCGTCTCTTCAATGTAGGCCACCGTCTGGAGCGCTGTCTGATCTGTCGGGTCGGTCGCGATCTCGACGCGCCACAGGCCTTCGCAGGCCAGATCCATCCCGGTGAATGTCTTCTTCGTGGCCGGCGACTTGCCATTAATGTACGGCACGTAAGCCACTACTTGCGTGTTGTCGTAGGTCGTGCCATTTGCGCCGCCCAGCAGGTACAGCTTGCCATTGGCGCCACGGCAATACAGCTTGCGGCCGATGATGGCCCAATCCGTTACCTCGAAGCCGGGCTCGTAAATCGACCATGCCGACACCTGCGACGCCGGGAAATACGAGAACACATAGCACTTGTTGCCAAGCGCCAGAATGTAGCGGCCATCGCGGGGTTCCAGTACGGCGCGCGACTCGCGCACGGCCAGACGGTCATTGTTGATGTCGGCCAGCACCAGGGTGTCGATCGGGTTGCCGATGTCGGTGGCAAAGGCCGCGTTCGAGACGTTGCGCGCACGCAGCGACCGGATGCCGGATTCGGACAGGTAGAACACGTCCGAATCGCCAATCTCCTGCACGGAACGCGGCGCGATGGCGCCAGTGTTGTTCAACACCTGAAGCTGCTGGTTGCCAGAGACGGTCACGTCCACAAACCAGATCTGGACAGTTCGCTCGGAGAAGATCGCCAGGTTCTGCTGGTAGTTGGCAATGGACGTCAGACGTTCGGACCCCTCGGCGTTGCTGGCCAGATTGATGAAGCCGGCCTCTTTGGCTGCCTCGTTGGCCTCCAGCGGCTGCTCGATGCCAGAGAAATGCAGCAGGCTGGAAGCCGTTGTGTACATTTTCGACTTCGCAGGCTTGCTGTATTCGCCGGGCAGGTAGGTTTCGCTGCCGGCCGGCGTGGTCACAAGGTTCGCGCCGCCGGCCAGCGCTACAGAGCCGACGCTGGTCGTGACGTTGCCGGTCTTGTTGATGACCATCGTCTTGCCATTGTTCGCGCTGCCGGCCGCCTGGATGATGACGTTGACCTTGTTGCCCACGGCCAGCGCGCGGTACTCGGGGGCGCTGGTGAACTCGTTGATTGCTGCTGCGACGGCCGCTGCCGTGGCTGCGTTGTCGCCCGTGTGGTTGACCTGAGAGCCGATCACGTTCACGCCATCAACCGTGATCGATGTGATGGCGTTGTCGACGCCGCCAGACAGTCCGCTGACCGACCCGACGGTGAACCCGCCGGTCGTGTTGACGGTCAGCGCCAGGCCGTTGAACTGCGTGCCGGGCGTGGCCGCCGTGATCGTGACGACGTTGCCCACGGCAGTGGCCGTGAAGTCAGGATTGCCGACGAACGAGTTGATCGCCGCAGCGATGGCCGCAGCAGTCGACGAATTCGAGCCGTTGTGCTGCACAGCTTGTGTAAGGATCGCGTAAGTTCCGGCGCGAATTGACGTTACCCGGTCGCTGGACGAGTTCACGCCGCCGGTCACGGTGAAACTGGCTGTTGCTGACGTGCCGCCTGCGCTGCCGCCGGTGATGTTGAACGATGCGCGCGCACGCGCTTCAACAAACTCGGCGTGACGCGTGCCGTTGTAGAAGTGGTAAATCGCGCCGTCGTCGTACTGTGCAATCACATACGGCAGGCCTGCAAAGGCTGTCGCATGCACGACCTTGGCCATTGCCGCCGCGCTCGGGTGCGAGAGCTGCTGATAGACCAGGTTGGACGGCGAGCCAGCAGGGAAGGTGACGGACGCTGCCGAGCCGAACGTGTACAGGGTGCCGCCGACAGCCAGAAGGCCATGCGTGCTGGCGGGGAGGGTGATCTGCTCGACGAAAGCCAAGCGCTTCTCGATCTCGCCACCCCGGTTGATGTGGCCATTGACCAGGCTAAGCAGGGACCCCGGAACGGACAGAACCGCCATACGGCGGCTGTCCATGCCAGCGCGGAAGTCCTGAATCTCAAAATACGGCATGGCTTAGGCGTTCTGGACCGCGATGATCTTCGGCCCCTGCGGACGCAGGCCGGACGATTCGTTGCCACCAGACAGAGAAAACGTCTCGGTCTTGGAGTTGCGGCCTTTGAGCCGGTTGTAATGCTTCTCCGCCATCTGGAGCTTCACGTTGGCGTCGGCTGACTTCTCGCGGGCCAGGATCTCGGCCGCCGAGTACAGCACCAGCAGGGTGTCGTCCAGATCGGCGACGTCAGACTCGGCCACCAGCGGGCGCAGCTTGCGGATACCGGTGAAGCGCAGGATGTTGGAAGACGTCGCGGTCGAACCGTTCTGCGACGGGATCGGCCAGAGCTCAAACTGATCGTTGTCGGCTTCCTTCCAACGCTCGATGGGAAAGGCGCGCACGCCGCGATCTGAATCGTGAGTGTCGTACTCGCGCCGGCCGATGCCGTACTCGACAGGAATCCAGCGGTCGCCATACTTGAACTCGACCTTCTCCAGACGCTCCAGGTTCAGGTCGACGGGGAAACCGTAGTAGCGCTGACCGGCAGCCACCGCGATGTCGCGCTCGACGCGCAGGAAGGTCCAGTCATAGTCCTCCCACAGCCGGCGCTGCTGGCGCTGAAGCACCTTGATCAGCACTTCGCGCATCTGCACGCCGAGGTTGGCCTGCAACGAATGCCCGGCCTCCGCACGGAGGTCGTCGATCAGAACACCAAGCGATACGTTGCGGGCCATGTTTCCTCCTTACTCGGCCGGCGTGTCTGCCGGCACTTCTTCAGGCAGCGACAGCTCTTCGGTGGCGCTGGCCTTCTTGCCCTTCTTGGGCGGGGTCTTCGAGATGACGAACTCGTCGCCGATGCCAGACTCGTCGATGGTTTTGGGCAGGGAGCCGGTGGCGCCCAGCGTGTCCTTGACGATGCCTTCGGGCATCTTGTAAATCGACAGAAGGCGCGAGCGCTCTTCGTTGCTGTCGATGTCTTCGTTGGCCGTCACTTCGATGTTGCGCACGGCATCTTCGCCGTGAATCGCGCGCAAAACCAGAATCTCGGGGATGGTGACAAAGTTCTTCAGTACGGTCATACCGGCTTCTCCGCCGATGGCCACCGTGCAGTTACAGACTTGCATGCGCTTTCTCCTTAAGGCAGTTGCAAAAATGGGCCGCCACCCGGAGGTGGCAGCCCGTCAAGTCCAACCTGAAATCAGCTGAACTGGTAGACACCGTGGCAGTTGAGCTGCTGGGCAGCCAACACGCCAGTGGTGGTGATTGCGCGGTACATGACGTACTGGTTGTGCGGACGCGCCGGCGAGTGGCGCTTCATCTTCTCGCTCTCCATGTAGTACAGGCACAGCTTGGACGAGTCGATGATGTAGCAGCGCTTGCGGTAGTCGGTCGCACCGCCCAGCGTGGTGCCGATGTCATCCATCGTCGGGTCGTACTTGAACACCAGGCCACCGTAGGTCACGTCGCCGTGCTTGATGTCCATGCTGCGGGAGTAACCCTGCTGGGTGTAGTAACCGCGAGCACGCAGCTCCTTGTTCAGACGGTCCATGAAGTCCGAACCGCACAGGGCGATGTCGGGCTTGCCGCCGTAACGCTGGAGTTGACGGAACTCGGTGTTCAGCAGCGCCATCAGCTCGTCACCGGTCGAGGTCGTCGACACCGACAGGTTGACGCGGTTGCGCCACCAGCTGTTGGCCGCCGCGTTCTGGTCGATGCCACCAACGGTCTGACCATTAGCGGCCGGGGTGTCTTTGATGAATGCGCGGATACCGGCCAGCGCGTTTGCGTCGGCAGTACCGTCACCCCACAGGAAGCTGTTCAGGCCTCGGGCATAGCCTTCGGCCATGTCTTCGAGCTTGTCTTCCAGCAGGTTAGCCAGTGCCGTCTCTTCGCGGCCACGGTTGTTGCGCAGCGAATCGCTGTTCATCGAGTCGACGACGGAAATGCCATCGCGCTTCAGCTCGGTCAGGGTCACACCGATGCCGATGTGGTGTTCCTTCCACGAGAAGTTTGCGCGCTTGATCTTCGCCGGGTTGACGTAGTTGACCGTGTCGTTGTGGGTGTAGCCAGCCAGCGAGCTGTCGTACTGACCCTTCACGGCCACGGAAACGGCGCCTTTGCCGCCGGGGAAGGTTTTTGCTTTCTTGTCCATCTGGGCAAGCAGCGGCTTGTCCTGGATGGTCGAGGAAAAAACGTTGCCTTTCTCGATGTAGTAATCGAGGGCCGCGTTTGCGATGTTGTCAATCTCTGCTTGGGTAAATGCCATTTGAAAATCTCCGATTCAGTTGAACCGGTCCTACGCCCCCGCTGATACCTGACGGACAACGTCCAATAGGCTCTTCGGTTCGGGAGCGGCAGAACCATTCGTTTTGCCCCCGACCGCCGTTCGCATCGGCGCCTTTTCACCACGAACCTTCAGAAGCGTCTGGGTCACTGAGTCGTAGGCGTCTTTCGACACCTTCAGCGCCTCTTCAGCAGTCTTCGGTAGGCCGTGAGCGGCCACATACGCGCGCACGCGGTCTTTCACCAAATCAGCCTTCAAATCAAAGTCAGGATCGGTCGACTTCGTCGCCTGTTCCCACGTCGATACCGCATTGGCAATGGCCTGAACCTGAGCGCGTTGGTCGTTCTGTGTCACGCGTTCAAGCTGGCTTTGTGCCATCGCTGCCCGTCGCTCGGCCTCCGCTTGCTGCTGATAGAGCGCTTGCGCTGTTTCCTGGTCGACATAACCCTGATCGACCTTTTCTTGCAGCTCGGGCGGCAATCGCTTGCCGACCATCAGCTCCATCTGCTCCATGCGTCCCTTCATCAGTTCGTAAACTTCAGTCGGGTCGCCTTTCTTCATCTTCGCCAGCATGTCCAGGGACTGCGCCACTTCTTCGGCGCTCAATCCGTTGGCCTGCATGAAGCTCTGGATGTCGCGGTACTGCTTTGCGTCGGCCTCGTACTCGGCAACCTGCGCCTTGTACGTGTTCTTCTCCTTCACCAGCTCTTTGAATCGCGGGTGAGTATTGAAGGGCAACTTCGAGTAGTCCTTGGCCTCATCGGCCGTGGGCTGCACGTTGGTATCGTTTTGACTCTGATCTACGGGTGGCGAATCCGCATTACTGTCAGTCGGCTCTTCGGTGGCCTTGGTCACGTTCTGAACGACTGCCAGCAGGCTGTCTTCTGTTTCGCCTGGCTTGTCATCGGACGGCGGCAGGGTGGCTTGCGCCGGATTGCCTTGGTCGTCTGACACCGGGGACGAACCGGTCTGCTCTTCAACTTGCATACGTCACCTTCTGTCTGTCTGTCCTATAGGAATTGTGTCCGAAAATGCGCGATTGCACAACAACACGGTCACGCTTTTACATCATGGTCGGCGCCGGGCCGGACGGGCCAACGCCGGGGGCGCCACCGATCGGCGCGTTCATGGCGCCCATTACGCCCTGACCGGCGCCGGCAGCGGCATTGGCATCGGTCATTGCATTTTGTGCAACGACAGACTTCGCGCCCTCGGCCAGCGCCACGTCCAGATCCAGCTTGTCGTCCATGCGCTTCAATACCTCTTTGGCAAGCCACTTCTGGTCGATGCCCGGGATCTGGATCACGTATGGCAGCACGCGCTCCATGTTGCGCAGCTCGGCCGCCTGGTTCGGCTTACCGGTCGATCCTGCTTCAATCTCCAGCGCGATCTCGTCGGCGATCTCCTGAGCGGTCAGCTCGGGCCACACGGCGCCCGGACCTGCAATCTTTTTGACCTGCTCGGCGCTCATCTGCTGGAACATGATGGCGCCGGCAGCGCGGGCGATCTCGGACATGAACGAATCGAGCTCGTCGACCTGAGCGCCCAGCGCCGACATGCGCGAGGATTCGGCAACGGACGTCTCGGTGGCCGTCGCTCCTGCCGTGCCGCCAAAGTTGGCCTCCTGTGCGCCGACGGCCAGTTGCACGTCGTCGAACACGGTCTTGACCTCGTACAGATTCGGGTCGATCCCGGTCGTTTTCAGCGGCGCCACAAGGTCTTCTGACTTTTGGCCGGCCTGCATGCCCTGGATCGTCACGACAGCATGCGCAGGCCTGTTGGCCAGCTTCTGCTTGTCCTCTTCCTCCAGCACGCCGGCCGGCGTCAGGTAGGTCGGACGGTTCGCGCGTCGATGCTCGCGCAGGCCTTCGCGGGCGCGGTTGTATTCCTCGATCATCGAGCGCATCAGATGCACGTCCGACGGCGGGTAGATCTCCTTGTCGTGCTCGACCTCGTTGCACACCAGTGCGTACACCGGCCAGAACGTTTCCAGCTTCAGCTCGGGTTCGGCAGGATCGGCCAGGAAGTCCTTGAAGCCCTCGGCCACCGTGTACATCATGCCCGACGGCTTGTCATAGAGCTCGTACACGCACACCATGCCATCATCGACCTGCTTCTTCTCGCCATCGTCAGACGTCATCTGCGCGGCCGATGAATCGTGCGAGCGGCCCTGCACCTGATAACCGGTGTATGAACCCTTCACATCCTTGCCGTAGATCTCCTTGACCTCTTCGGGCGAGAAAAACATCTGGTGAGCAATCCAGCGCGCGCCGATAAAGCCGCGAAGCTGCTTGCAGCGCGGGTCGACAATGATCGACGTCGAATCAGGGAAATCGAACATCAGGCCTTCGCGCAGGATGATCTGAGGCTCTTCAGCAAGCGCCTTCATGGACAGCATCAGCTCTTCCATTTCGCTCTGGTGGTCCAGGATCTCGCCTTCCTTGGCCTCGTCGGCCAGGCGCTTCAAATGGTCCAGCCGCGCCACGGCGTCGTTCATGCGCGCGCCAACTTCGGGCCGGCGCCTCATTTCGCGCTGGAACCCGAGCTTGACGTAACCAACGCCGGTCGTCAGCATGCGCCGCACCAGCGCTTTCATCTGCGACTTGAACGTCGGCTGCGATTCCTGCATGAAGTAGTGGAACAGGATTTCTAGCGTCTTGGCGATCTTCTCCAGCTTGCGCGTTGCTTGCTGAACGTCGTCGTACTCCTTCAGCACCATCGCGACAGCTTCAGGGATCGGGCGCATCTCACCTTCGGCCATCTGGCGCACGGCGCGTGCATCTTCCAGCATCTCGGGTGAACCGTCCCACAGGACGTGCATCATCCTTTCGCGCCGCTTGGCAACGCAGCGCGGATTCTTGGCGTAGAGCGCCGCCGTCCTCTGCTGCACATGCCGCTGCGCCAAGTTGACGAAGTATTTGTCCTCGCTCCAGGCCTTCGGGTCGTAGCCGTAGAAGACCATGTCCATGTCGCGTTTCATGCGCTCGAACGCGGCCTTGTGGTCGCCTTTGGCCTTTTTGATCCTCGTCAGCAGTTCAGTGACAAGATTCTGGCGGGCAAGGCTGGCATCTTTGTCGTCGTCAGACTCAGCCTCGCCAGCGGTGGCCACAATGACTTTGATTTCTTCCATCACCAACCCCTCAAATTAGCTTCCAATTTTTTCAGGTTGTCGCGGTACTTCGCGTCAGCCTTCAACCATCCCAGCGTGCCATACGCCGGGCCTTCAACTTTTTTCTCCACAGACGGCACAGCCATCCGGTTCACTGCACGGCCAAGCCATGCCAGCGCATCCACGAAGTCGTCATGCCGCGCATTGGGGAATTTCAGCATCTGGTCGCGCGCCTCCATGAACCACGGAGCGTGACGCGGGAAGCGCACCTTCTTCATGCTCATGCGGCCCATGATCGACTGCGCGCGCTGCACCTTGTTGGCCACCGGCGTGACTTCCTCGATGGTGAAATAAGTGCGGTCCTCCTGCATGCGCTTGCGCAAGAATGGGCCGATGGCCTTGCTGATGTGACCTTTCTCGGCAAACCACAGGATCGGCTTCCATTGCTTGGCCAGACGCAGCATGGCCTCGACCTGCTTGTCTGATCCGGCCTTCTCCCACCAGACATCCAGCACGTACAGGTCGCCAAACGAGTCGACGCCACCAACGATCATGCAGGTCGCGTCATTTCTGGTTTTGTCTTCGCCGATCGCGTGGTCGCTGGCCGCGTAGATGCGCAGATCGTCGGGCAATTGCGATCTCTCATACGTCACCAGCCAGTCAGCGCGGAACAGGTCGCCATCTTCTGGAGTTGGCCGCTGCTGATACAGCGCCGAGAAGCCCTTGGGGTCGAGCTGCTTGGCGGCATTCAGGAATTCCAGGTCGAACCGCTCGGGCCACAATGCTTCGCCGGGCTTGCGGCCCAGCGGATCATCATCGCTTGCGATAGCGGGCAGGTTGATGATCTTCCACTTCGCTGCCTCGTCTTCGGAGTAGCAGGGGTTTGACGGGTCGGTAATTCGACCGATCAGATCGTCTTCATGCCAGCGCGTATGCACAACGATCACGCAGGCAAACTTCGTCATCAGACGCGTCATTGCAACCTGCGTGAACCAGTCCCAGAGCTTGGCGCGCAGCGTCGGCGACTGCGCCTCTTCGGCGTCCTTGATTGGATCGTCGATGATCAGAATATCTGCGCCACGGCCAGTGATTGAGCCGCCGCGCCCGACGAAGGCGGCCATGCCGCCGGCGCCTGTCTGCAACTTCTCGCGCGACAAGCCACCCGCACGAAAGCGAAACTTGGGGAAGACCTGTTTGTATGCCGGCGCCTGCATGATGGCGCGGCAATCTGAACCAATGTCCTGCGAGAAGGGTTCGTTGTAGGTCGCAAAGATGACGTTGCGATACGCATCGCGTCCCAAGAGCCACGGAATGAAGCGGCGCGAGATCAGCTCGGTTTTGCCGTGCCGGGGCGGAAGAGTGACGATCAAGCGCGGAATGTGGCCAAGCTCGACCTTCTCCAGCACCTTGGCCAGCGCCCTGTGATGACGGGCATCTTTGAACATCGACAGCTCGACGTTGTCCGGATCTTCGATGTCCGGCATGGTCAGCTTCACGAACTTCAGGAAGTCGTCGCGGGCCTCCAGCGCCAGCTTTGCGCGCTTGGCGGCAGCGATCCGCTTCTCGATGGCCGAAAGCTTGGACTGGCCATCGTCGCCAGTCTGCTGCTCTTCAACAATGTCTTCGGTTTCGGTCATCGCTGGTCGTCAAAATCACTTGATCGCTACGCCGTGGCCGGAGAGCCACATGGCAAAGCCGATGACGGCAGCGCCCGCCAGCCACGCGGCCTTCTTCAATACGCTTTTACCCACCTCTGTGTAGACCTTTTCCAGTGCAACTTCGGCCGCACGCTCGGCAATGGCTTCAATCTGCTCGTCGGTCAATGGCATGTCTTTATCTCTCATCATGCCGCCTTCACAAGATGACCTTGGAAGAAGGTCAGGTTGGCGCCTGCCAGGACTTCCAACGTCGTGCCGTAGGCAATGCCGTGCATCTCAACATAGTCGGAGCTGCCGTTCAGGTAAATCAGCGCGGTGGCAACCGCAGCGGCCTGCGTGGCGGCGCCCAGACCGATCACGTTGCCGGCTTTGACGGACGATCCGTTTTTTGTGCAGGTACACGCCGATGGTGTTGATCGATGACGCCTGCATGTACAAGGTGGCATTGATCTGGTACCAGCCAGCGACCTGCGGCTGGAATCTATAGTTCGTCGCATTGTCGTAGGCCGATGCCGAATCGACCTCTTCGGTTTGGCACAAGATCTTGGTGACAACACCAGACGTCAGCGATTGGTTCGACGTCGATCTGTAAGCGCTAAAAATCGGTGCATTAGGCACGTTTGCCAGGTTCCTTGCCTTACCCATCGAATTCCCTTTCTTATTTCAGCTTGGTGTTACCTCTCGGCAGCCTCCTGCTGCCGCTCCTGCAACATCTTAATCCGCAGATGCTCAATCTCGTTGATCTTGTCTACTGCCACCCTTGTTGCGCGCTTTGCCATATCCGTTGCGTGATTCATGTCCATCCACGCAATGCCCATAATTGGCAACAGCATCACTAGCACAAGACACACAAATACGTTGACGAGAAGATTCCACGGTACGTGTGACTGAGGCGCAGGAGGATCATTAGGCCGCTGAACCACGTCAGCACGAAGACCACCGCTCCAATCCATACCGCCTTTGCTCGCAGATTTTCGAGGGTCCTTTCCCGTTGCCATTTCGTCACCTGAGCTTTGCGCAACTCTTCAGCCAACGCTTCGTTCTGCTCGGCCACGATCTGCGTCCACATTTTCTCGAAACGAGTCCACAAGTCGCCCAATTCGCTGGGTGCGTTGTAGACCATCTCTTCACGCACTTCAGCCAGCATTGAGTCAAGCTGATACCGCAACCGCAACCGCTCCAGCGCCCGCCTGGCCAACGACTGGTCGCCCTTGTAAACCTCTTTGGCAGACACCTCGCTGGCGATGTAGGCCTTGACCATGATGTCGTACTGGTCAACGAACTTGCCCAGGTTCTCCCAGACATCGTTGAGCACATCAGCAGGGACGGCCTTGGCCACTTCCTGTACGCGCTTGACCTCCTCGTTGTACTGCTTGACCTGCTGCGGCGTTGGGTTAGGGCCAGCGGTCTTGTGAAACTGCTCCTTCAGATCTTTCAGAATCCCGCCGACCTCGCCGCCCGTCTGCTTAATCTGCTTGTAAAGTTCGATCCCTTGGCGCGCCATCGATATGGCACTTGTCGCTGCCTTATACGCAGCGGCAATGGTGATGGGATCGATCACATCAGGTCACATGCAGCTTTTGCTTTAGTTCAAGAATCTCTTGATGCAGCTGATCGTTGCGCTCCTCGCACTTGCGGTTCTGCTCTTCGACTGCAGCCAAGCGCACAGA